ACTGGATCTCACCCCAGTCGCTTTGCTGCTTTCTGATCAGCCCCAGCACTGTAGCACACGGCAGGTATCAGCATGTATTACCTGAAAACAGGAATCAGCTAATACTTGCCCCTCACCACCCGTCTCAACTTCCATGTCCGAACTTTCCTCCGCCGCGCAGGCGGTAATTACTGCCAGCAACTGTGCTGGGTCTCGAATCGTGCAGTTGCACATCGCCGCCGCCCTGCGAGCTGCTGCGGATCAGGTGGTGCCGAATGAACCAGCTCCGACAGGTATGAGGCCAGCAGGAGATGTGTACTCCAGCCGAGAGATACGACGTGGACAGCGACAAGAAACACGAAGCCAGCTCCTCGCCATCGCTGCCGAACTAGAAAACCAATGACTAAACTTTCCCCCGCTGCACAGGCGGTGCTAGATGCCGCATACCGAGAAATGGACTACGCCCCGCGTCGTCACGTTCAGTGGGTCACCGCCGCCGCCCTGCGAGCTGCTGTGGATCAGGTGGTACCAGCGCCACGCCTTCCGTATGACTCTTGCTGTGATGTAAACGCATCAGCAATACGCGCCGAACTTCTGGCCATTGCTATTGAACTTGAAACCCAGTAGTCGCTTCCACTTCTATGTCTGAACTATCGCCTGCCGCACGAGCGGTGTTTAACGCTTACCTCGGTCACTGGACAGCAGATCCTTACGAAATCAGTCCTGAAGCACTAGCCGCCGCACTGCGAGCTGCTGCGGATCAACTTAAATACAAGCTCCTCAATGTTGAGGTTGTTGATTGCTCACAACTGCGCTTGCTCGCTGACGAGCTTGAAGCCCAGTAGTCAAGCCCACTACCCACTTAACCAATGACCATCCTCTGCGACTACGAGATCAAAGCGCTGTGCATCGATGGCATGGTGCAGGACTACGACGAAGAGCTAATCAATCCCGCCAGCCTTGACCTACGGCTTGGTGGCACGATCATGATCGAGTCTGCTGAGGACTTGGACATGCGTCCGCTCAGCATTACTGGTGCCACTGCAGACCATCCTTACTGGCTGAAGCCTGGGCAATTCATCCTTGCTCAGACCATCGAGGTCTTCAACATGCCAGAGAACATCGCTGGCTTGTTCTTCCTGAAGTCCAGCCGCGCACGGGAAGGATACGAAAATCTGCACGCCGGTTACGCGGATCCGGGTTGGCATGGCAGTGTTTTGACCTTAGAACTGAAGAACAGCCGCCAGCTACTGCCGTTGCCGCTGTGGCCTGGCTTGAAGATTGGTCAAATGGTGTTTTTTCGCATGAGTCAGCGACCAGTCACCAGCTACAGCATCACCGGCCACTACAACCAGCACGGCAGCGTCATGGGGTCAGTGGCCGCCTAACTCACGCGCGGCATCTAGGTGCCACTGCTCAAGGCCAGTCCGCAGCGCTGCTGATGCCTCTTGTGCTAGCCAATGGATTTGAGACCGCTGGCTAGCTTCTTGTTCCGCAAGTAGCAGCGCATACTCAAGCAACCCACTCCAATCTGCTGCAGCATGTAACGCACGCAACTGCGCAGCATTGGCAGCTCCGTGAAATTGTGCTTCCATTGTGTGAACTAACGGATTCTCCATGTCTGATGCCATTGGTGATTACCTAAACACTATCGCTCGTTATCCACTTTTAACACCGCAGCAAGAGATACAACTGGGCCGCCGCGTCGCAAAGTGGAAAGAACTTAAGGGTCTTGAAAGACCCTTAACCACTCAAGAACGCCGTGAGTTGCGCAGTGGTGAACGCGCCCGCCAGCGATTTATGCAGTCCAACCTGCAGTTGGTTGTGCATGTAGCCCGCAAGTACAGCAAGCGCAACAATCAAACACTGGAGATGCTCGATTTGATCCAAGAGGGCAACATCGGACTTGCGCGTGCTGTAGAACTGTTTGATTACAGTCGCGGCTACAAGTTCAGCACCTACGCCTATTGGTGGATCCGTCAAGCCATTGGCCGCGCATTGGTGCAATATGACCCGATCATTAGGTTGCCGCTTGGCATCCATGAGATGCTGGTCAAGATCAACAAAACTGCGCAGCTATTTGCGCAGGACCATGGCCGCACCGCAAGCATGTCAGAGCTTGCTGCAATGCTTGATGTGACGCCAGAAGTCATATCTGATACATTGCGTCAGGCGTACCGCGTCACCAGTCTCGACAAGCCAGCGCAGGAAGATACATCCAATATCCTGGATCTAATCGCAGATGAAAGGCAATATGATGTTGAATACGACTGGCAGCTTGAGATACTGCGTGATCACTGCGAAAAGCACTTAGACGAACGCACCCGTGAAATTATCTATGCACGTAACAGCCGCAACCCTGTGCCGTGGAATGACCTTGAAAAGCGCTTAGGCATCTCACGCGGTCACATGTGCCAACTGCAGTTACGTGGCATCAACCGGCTTCGTATGCTGATAGGCAATCCGCTGGCAGGCACACCCCTTGGCGCCAACGATACAGAAGATCGGGAACACGTGGAGGGTATGTCTAGCGGGAATGTGTAAAGATCACCAGCAAGAATGGCAAGCTAAGGTGTTCTACCATCAGATGCTTGAATCCAGCGCAGAACCGCAAGCTCGCGATCAAGTAGATAGCAATCTTGGCGGTTAAACCATTGCTGCCATTCTTCACTGCCCTTGCGGCGGTTGCAGTTGCGGCACGCCGGGACAAGGTTGGCGGTTATTGTCGCACCGCCTTTATGGCGTGGCCTGACATGATCTAACGTGTCCGCCGGTTCACCGCAATACGCGCATTGATGGTGCCATGCTTCAAAGATCTCCTGTCTAAATTTGTGTTTTGCACTGCGTTTTGGGACAAGGTTTGCGCCATCAATGCAATGATCCACGCAGTGACTTCAATAATCCCATCGTACCCTTGGTCTGCCGCGTCGCATCCCTAAATGCACAAATCCTTTAGGTGCGCCGTAGCCGAGTGAATATGGCCATTGCTCGTCGCACCAATCCTGCACATGATTGATGTTGACCTCGCGGATGTAGAAATCAACCGCACCAACGCTAGGCGCATCGTATAGATGCTCGCTACCACTCGATCCACCAACTGATGCATTGATAGCACGCGGGCGATAGCCGCTTGTAATCACAACAGGCTTGCCGCCAAACTTGACACGTGCACGCTCAAGGAATGCCGCTAGCTCTGCTGCCGTGTCAAGTTGATATTGATGATCAAATCGCCGCACTTCTTGGAATAATGCAAACTCACCAAGCTGCACATGTGGCGTGATGCGCGCAGTGAATGCGCTATCGGGGCTGAGCTTAGCCGGTGCTTGTTGCTGCTCACCAGCCCATAGGCGACCTTCAGCGCGACGGCGGCGCAGCAACCCGGCTTCTACGGCGCTGCCTGGATTGCGGTACAGCTCCATTGCGGCTGGCACTGCTGCCCAATCCTTATCCCGCAAGCATCTGCTGATGGTTTCAAAGCCAGCACTGCCATAAAAGCCAGCGCCAAGGTTGTAAGCAAAGGAGATCAATGAGCATTGCTTGTTGCCACTCATGCCGATCCAAAATGGCACGTTAGTGCGCAGTTTTTCCGCAATGCGCTCTACTTCAACATCCAGTAACTCATTGGCGTCGATGACCGTGATCTTGTCGCCGCGTTGCACCTTGCGGCCATCTGGATAGCGCGTGGTGCCGTAGCCGATGGTTGCCACATCCCATCCATGCAGCGGATCAGGATATGCGCTGAGATGCACACCTTCGAACTCTTTAATGAGTTTTACCGCTGCGTCATAATTATGCAGCTTGCCGCCAGCCTGCCAAGTCTTGTACCACGCTTGGCTGCGATCAAATACTTGCGGCGCTACCTTTATCAACTCTGCTTCAAGCTCGGACACTGCCGCCATTTGATGCGGCGTACCGTGCTTATAATACTTAAACAGATCGCTCAACTTGATCATCGCTTGACAAACGGAGTGATCACACCAGCAAGGATTTCAATAGCCCTATACATCTTGACTGCCGCCTTGGCGGTAGCGCTAAGCGCTGCATCATCTTTTGGTGTTGGCGTCAGATTGACCACGATCAATGCAACGCCGTGGATAGCAACGACTAAAGCGATGTAATCAGTGATCCGATCCATGGCTAGCAGGATGGTGGCCTTGCCTCAAGCATAGTGACCCTTTGCTCTACCGTATTGAGCCGCGTAAAGGTCTCTTTGCGGTCTTCCTTGATGTCGGTGTGGAGCACTTCTAGCTGCGTAGCGATGTGCTCCACTGCGCTGGTTAAACGAATAACAGCGTCACGGGCTTCGTCGTTGCGGCGGCTAAAGCCCATCGCGCCCATTGCGGCAACGGAGATCGAAGCCCCGGCAACAGCAGCGATCAGCTCGATCATGCCATCATCTTACAGTCGCGCCGACATCGACAGCAGACTCCACCCCACCAGTAATAACAGACTTAGAGAAAGAAGGGTCATCAGGCCAAGTGGGGTAATCAGTGCCGGTAATGTAAGCGGCCAGCTCGTCGGTAGTTGTCGTGGCCTTGATGGCTGCGACCTTCGTGCCTGATGCGACGCGAATTGACTCACGCCATGCCTTGATGGCCGGATCAGCGGGAGTGCCGTTGTCTGCTTCGCGGATGATCACCCAATCGGTTGGCAGCAACAGGGTGCCGGCGGTGTTACGGGTTGCCACCGTCCACTGCTTCACCAGCTCACCATGATCCTTGGGCACGTTTGGCCCCCAATAGAAGCGCTGATCGTATGGCTCTGGGTCGGGCACCTCGGTGATTCCGATTTCAGCCCGCTCTTCAGGCGATGCAAGCCGCAGCCAGTTGGCGGGGTACTGCACACCGTTGTGGACAAAAGCCACATCGGGGCTGATTGGGTGACCGTCGAGAAGAAACATGGGTTCAGGGCTCCATGGAGAGATTAGCGGGCGCGGGCAGACTGAAATGGGGATTCAGCAAATGCCGCGTAAACATAGGTGCCAGAGCTTGTATTAAAGGTTGCATCGGTGGTGCGCACCTTGAAGCCGTTGCTGGTTATGTCGATGAGGTCAGTCGTAGCTTCGGCATCTCCGAGGTTGGGGTACAACGGGTCGTTGTCTTTGTTGTACCCAAGGCGCTTGCTATCAAGAATTGTCCAGTTGCCGGTACTGCTTGACATCTTGACCAACACAAAACAAGGTCTGAAACCGGTGTAAACGAATGGCCCATCTGAGACGCCGTTGCCGGTATAACTACCAAATGCGCTAAAGCCAGTAACCGGGGCAAAACAGTAGGCGACATACTTTTCACCTGTTGCATTAGTGCGAGTAGATGCGCCGATGCTGAATACACTACTCGTAGGCAGCGTGCCAGACCAGATTGTAGAGTTTGCATCTACTGCCGCAGTTGAATTGAGCTCGACGTATTCAGTCGTTGAAAAGCCATTAAATCGCGCCGCCCAGCCGAATGTTGCTACGTCTCTATTTTTGACAATTAGCAATCCGGGCGCGACACCTAACCCATGCCCAACAGTCGCGCCAGCTGTTTGGTTGCCGGTATAAGTCACAACAGAAATACCGGCTGAAGCATTGGCCCTGACTTGCGCGCTAATACTGCCAGCGGTGTTTGTGACCGTTGATGTGCCAGCATCCCAGCACCAAGCTGCGTAGGTAGCAGCGTTGGTATTGACCTGCGCCAACGTGCCAAGGGTAAATCCGGCGCTGTTAAAGGCGGTAACGCCACTGTCCGTTGCAACCTCTGCGTCGGTGGTGTTTGATTCCAGTCGGATCTGTGCGCCACGAACTGAGTCATAAATGGCGTGATCTGTAGCGGCAGATCGTGACTTGATCCAGATCAGATCAGGATTGAAGCCAAGCGTGCTAGTAGGGGTCAGGCTGCTACCAGTGCCTGTGTAGGTCACCACGTCCATCGCCGTGGCACCGTTGGCAACTGTTGGGGCAGGCAGGTTGGTGGTGCACAGCGCCTTGAAACCGCTGGGGGCGGTGTAGGCGAAGGGGCGTTGGCCTGCGTTGAAAATGCCTGTAGTGGCGTAACAGCTGATGCCTGGGTAATAAGTGCCCGAGGCTATTCCGGTAAACGCAGTCCCTTGAGAAGTGCCGTTTTTATAAAATGTAATCGAGCCCGCGTCCAAGTCAAAAGCTACGCCGATAATGTCTCCGGTGGTATATGTCGCCCCATATGCGGATGCTGATCCGTAGTTATATTTATTACCATTTTGATAATAAGCAAATCCAGTAGTCCCAACATGATCAGAACTTGCCGCAGTGACAATTCCAACCATAAAAGTTGGGCCTGATGTTGTTGCCGATGCCTCAAAATACCACTTGCCGCTGGTGACTCCAATGGTGGAATAACGAGAACCCCATGCGGACCCAGGACCCGCGTACTCCAGATTTCCGTTTGATAGCGTTCCAGTATTTGAAGAGGAATAAAACCACAGCGGATTAAGCGTGGCGTAATTGCCCCTTACCTCGCCACCAACACCCGTATCAGTGCCGTAGTTGGTTGGGGTATCGACTAAGGAATCATTATCTGCGCCCGCCGTGACGCTCAGATTGTTTGGGGTCCAATTCAGCCCATTGCCGCTGGTGTCTTTACCGAGCGTTGTAGCGGTGTTGTTGCTGTTGTCGGCAAATTCAAGATGCCAACCTTGCGTGCCGTATGTTCCCGAAAATGCCTTGGGCTGCCACACATTGTTGGCATCAAACTCGCCAAAGCTGGTGGGGTCTAGGGCTTGGCCGTCAATTAAATAAACATCGGCAAGATAGCCAGAGAAATACTCGCTATTGTAAGCAACTCCTAAGTAATGCGGACAAGCTCGATTAACGTCCGTTTGGCTGTCTAGGGACGGATTAGAGCCAGAGTACGCTGGGAGGGCTCCATTAACGTACAGCTTGATGCGATCGCTTGCAGTTGCTTGAGTTGTGTCAACAGCGACAACAATGTGATACCAAGCAGACGGGTCTCTATACAAGCCTGACGTTTGACGACTGCCACTTGAGGTGCTATCAAAATAAATGTTGTTTGTAGTAAAAATCAGACGAGTATACGAGCTACTGTAGTTGTCATTTGTCGCCATGAATAGCGTTTGAGACGCCGTTGACAGCGAGCTTCTTTTCACCCACCCGCTCCACGTCCACGTCTTCCTATTGCCTGCAGAAGCGGGGGTGCGGTTGAGATATGCGGAATCGGCCGAGTTGAACCTGAGGCTGCGTTCAATCTGGTAGCCGCCACCGCCACCGCCTGCAGGCGCACCAAGCAACAGAGAATTGTTGAGAACGCTCATTTCACGTCAGAAATTAGGCGAGCTGTGATGCGGCTTGCGGATTCGACGTAGTACGCGATCACGTCCACAGCTGCTGCAGTCGTCGTGAGTGTAGGCGCGGTGCCGCCTGGGAATTTCCAGTTGCTGCCATAAGCCAGCGTCCGCGAGCCAGTGCCATCTTGCGTGACCACGATTGTGCCCGCTTGGCCGGCGGTCAGGTTGGTCGGGTTGGCCAGTGTCCGGTTACCGGCCAGCGTGACGCTGAAGTTGTTGCCAGCTGAAAAATCAGGCGTGATCGTCGCGCCATCAGTGAGAGCAACCACCGAACCGCGCTGCGCTGCGGTGAAAGTCTGAGCCGCGGCTAGCAACGCTGCAGATGTCCAGCCAAGGATGCCGCTGCCGTTGGTGGTCAGTGCTTGATTAGCGGTGCCATCAGCCGCTGGCAGTGTCAGCGTGTAGTTGGTTGCGATCGAGCCTGGCGCCTGCAGTGCGACCCAGTTGCTGCTGTCGAGGTCCGCAAAACGCAGGTCACCCTGAGCGTTGATCGTGACATCGCCAGTCAGCGTGCCACCTGCTAATGGCAGGTACGTGCTGCCTGCCGTGGCTGTAGTCAAATAGCCGCTGATGCTGGCGCCACCTGGGATTGTGACCGTGCCAGTGAACGTCGGGCTTGCCAGTGGTGCGTAGGTCGATGCTGCAGTAGCAGCGCTCAGCAGACCAAGGTTGGCAGCCGTGACATCACCGACGGTGATCCACGCGCTATTGGCCGCGTTGCGGATTTTCAGCAGCGCCGGAGTAACGCCACTATCAATCCACCACTGGTAAGCGTAGGTCGTTGCAGGCGCTGTCGAGCCGCTGTTTTGGCTGACGATCGCAGCCAGAATCGTGTTCAGCTCAGAACGGAAGTTCGCGCCGCTCTGGTTGGCTATCGAGTAGTCAGTCGCCTGAGCCATTAGGTGATCTGCCTGCCGTGACCCACGGCCTGATAGTCAAAGACCTTTGAAACCATACTACCCCCGCTGTTGCGGAAGGTCACTGCAAAGCCAGTGCGAGTCACACTGCCGATCGTGAAGTAGTCACCTCCATCCATGTCTTGCGCGGTGATCCCGATACTGGGCACGGTGTAAAAGGCTGTCGGGAAGGTCACTGAATAGATTGCGGCACCGCTGGTGAGATTGCGTTGCGTTTCGGTGCGCCTTTGGAAGGCGGTTACAACACCAAGCTCCTCAACCACGACGTTCTCACCTTTGTTGCTGCTGGTCGCTACGAGCTTGAACTGGAAACCGCGACCGCGTGCGGTGTTGTTTACGAACGGCTGCCAGCTGCTCCACGTTGGCGATCCGCTTGGGCTAGTGCTGGTGGTCCGCACAAACAGACTGCAGTTGGCTTGACCTAGGTCGTCACCGTCGACCGTCGTCCAGTAGTCAATATCTTCAACACGATCATCCCAAAGGTTGCCAGGCTCGTAAGCGCGAGTTTTGAGGATATTGCGAATGTCAACGTCGAACACTGCGCCAAGGTCAAGTGTTTCGCTGAATTGATAGCTGCCTTCGCTGACAGCGCCGCCGATGTAGTCAATTAAACTCAAGGCATCCCAGTTGCCATCTGGTGCCATGTCATCCACCAAAGTGCCGGATGCCAAGATCAGACCGCTTTCTTCAGAGCTGTAGCTCATCAATGTAGTCGTGCCATTAAATGGCGGGCTGTTGTCTTCCTCGCGGTACTCCTGCACCACAAAAGCATCCTGCGGCGCAGGTAGGTCAACCACCACGCTGGCAATACCAGCAGATTCATTGCCAAGACTGTCTACTGCTCGGATGAAATAAGTTCCTTCCAAAAGCGGGACAATCTTGCGCGTACTGCTTCCGGCAACCGCAGGCACAATGTCGTTTGAGCGACCCCAAGTAGCAGTGCCATCAGTAAGGGGTGAATGGCGGATGCGAATCTGACCGCCAATGCGGACATCCAAATCAGTTGCTTGCGGCCAATACAGCTCGGCGTTTTTGTCGTCAATCGGCGCAATGTATAGATCTGGGATTGTTGCTGGCGGTGCCGTCTTACCGATGGCGTCAAAAGTTAATGGCGTTGGGCTTGATGCTTTGAGTGCTGCTGATAGAGACAACACTTCAATTGAGTAACGCCCGACGCTGCTATTGGAAATCTCAAAGTCTGGAGCAGTGGTGTCGCCACTAATCCAATTACCATTGGCAAAGCGATAGCGCACGCGATAGCTAGTTGCCGTTGACACAGGTCGCCAACTGACAATAATTTTGGATAAAACTTGGCCGTTGCTTTCGTACAAAAGTTCAACAGCCTGTAGTTCGCTCGGCGGCGCTGGCGGTTCATTTAGGTTGCTGATGTCCCTAGTAACCAGTGGCACATCGCGCTCAATGAAATCGTATTTGCTGGGGTTATGCGCTAGCGCGGTGATGGCATATTTAACGCCATCTTGTTCCGCTACTGATAACACACGGAACAACTGAGTTTTGATGCCGCTGTCTTGATAGATCCAAACCGTGCCACGCTGGGGAGTTTGGCTAAATGGCGCATTCGTTGTGAACACATTGCCGGTGCGGTTGATCAGCGCCTTTGTTTCAACTGATCCATTAGGCAAGACTACCGAAAGAGTTGGCGCTGCACCTGTGAATCGAATTGATTCCAAGCTATCCACAGTTACGGTTGTGGATGTTGCCTCTGTTACGCGGCCACCAGCACGTTCGCCAGACCGCACTGGATCGGCAACTTCAATAATTTGCCCAGGTCGCACGATGACGCCAGCATCAATGCTTGTTTCAAAGCTGACTGTCTCGGTTTCGTACTGCTCGCTATAAAGCAACCATTCACCGAGACGGCGGGCCTGACCGCGACTGGTGCAGGCAAACGCATCGATCTCTGCTTTGATCACGCCATATCGGGCTATTGCTTCTTGATTTTCGACAACTTCAAAGGATGAATCTCGAGCATTAAGATCAAAGTATTTAACAATCGCAACGGTATGGCGCGTTTTCAAGGCACTGCCTGAGTAGGCAAAGCCATCCTCTGTTACGTTACTTTGGTTGAATAAATATGCAGAATCTTGCGGCTTGTCTTGTGTGACTGCAATCGCCCCAGCGCTCCAGTAAGGCATTGCACGGAATACAGTCGCCATCTGATTGATGACGTTGTATGCCTCATCCAGTGTTTGGATGTTGACGTTGCAACTAAACCGTGGTTCAGTGCCGCCAAAACCATTGATGACGTTTTGACCGCAGTATTGGCTAGCTGCGTAGAAGTCCCATTTATCTAGCTTCGTCTCATCTATGTGATCGCCTGCGCCGTATCGCTTCGATGTAAGCAGATCGTACAAACACCAAGCGGGGTCAGTTGTCCATTGCGCTTGGGCAAATGTTCCGTTCCAGACGCCAGCGTAAGTAAGCTGACCGGTGGAGCTATTGACAGTGGCATTGCTTGGGATTCGTACCTTAATGCCACGGATTCGATAAGCCCGTGATGGAATGTTGCTGAATTGCCTGGCATCAACACGTAAACCAACTAAGGCACTATTCGGATAACGCAACCTGGCGTAGCTAATCTCTGTATAAGAAGACCAGAATAAGTCACCGACTTTGTTGCTTGTTGTGTAATCATCGGTAACCCGCACTACTCTTACGTCGACCGGTAGCGATCCAGTAAAGTTGATGCGGAACTCACGTTGATAGAGGTCGGTGGTGCGACCAGTAAATTTTTCGGTAATTACACGATTGAATGGTCCGCCGTTGTATGAAAGCTCAATCCCAAACTCAATCGTATTACCATAAATATCGTTCTTCTCTGAAAACTCCTGAAGTTGCGGCGTTGAAAGAGTTACTCGGACACCGTTGACGCCAGCAGTGCTGATTGTGCGAGTGACGGGAATGGTTTTCTCGACTTTAACGCCTACTGCGTATTCAGACTGCAGTGTGCGTGATAGCGGGATGAAGTCCTGATCTTGCGTGCCATAACGCGCAAATATCGAAAGATTTTGAAAGTTGTAATCACTGGGTTGTGGCGCTGTTGGATCAGCTCCGGCACGCAAAACGGGAGTATTGTCTAAGTAGACATCTTTTAATAATGCAACATTGTATGCATCAGTTCCCCTAGTAAAGCCAGCAGCACTAGGGAATCCTTCAATTTCACCTTCAGACAATAGATCAATAACTTCAGCGAATTGAGTTGAATCTAGGTTGTCTGGTGTTGTTGATGGTGTGTAGCTGCTAGCGCTATTGCTGCTGCCGCCACCGCCTTTGCCGCCACCGCCACCAGCGCCACGGATGGTTGTCATGATGCAACTTGCTCCGTGCTGACGCCGGCAGAGATCACGATACTGCCAACTATTGTCTCACCGTAAACAATAGGCACCGGCAAACCTTGCCTTGATACGTTCTGAATCCCGCTAAAGCTGTAAGACTTGCGGGGGTCAGCGTCACTGTTTTGCCCTTTGGTTTGGCTTTGCAGTTGTGGCGTTGGCGTTAGCAGTTGGGCGACGCCGCCAAGCGCCAAGCTTGCACCAATGCCAACGCCCACAGAAACTGCCATTGGGCCAAGCGTAAAAAGCCCACCAGCTAACGCTGCGCCGGGGGCAAACAACAGCGACAACGCAATTAATGCAACACCCGCAATGATCCGTCCAGTAGCGCCAGCGCCAGCCACTACCGGAATGATTGAAATGGTTTCACGCTGACCAGTTGGCAGGTGAAGCTCACCAGGATCTTCGCCCAGCATCAATGGATGATCGCCGACCTTCACCTCATAGTGGTGCTCAGCCATGTGGCGCTCAAGCTGAGGAAAGTTGGCTAGTAAAAACTTGACGGCTTCAGCAGCCGTCGCAACATCAGCCTTGAACGACCGACGCTTGAGGAACTTGGCGAGGTTGCCGTAAATTCGGACGGTGCGCAGCATCTCCTACTCCATCCTGCTGCCGTGGCGCAGGGTGCGGCCAGTGCTTTTCAAATAATAGCCACCGTAAACGTCTCGACTGCTCAAGCGCCCGCGAATGTGGTGCAGCAGCATCTGATCGCCTAGGTAGACGCCGCAGTGGTTCAGCTTGCTGTTCTCTAGCGCCATCAGCACCAAGTCACCACGCTGCAGTTTGTCAAGCGAGATCTCGACAAAACCCGTCTCCTCCCAGCAGTTGTCAAAGGTTGGACAGGCATTGAACTCAAGCATCGAGGCTGGCCGTTCCCAATCACGCAAGTTCAGTTCCCACTCTTCTGCGTACCAGTCGCGCACCAAGGTCCAGCAGTCGGACACTGCCCAAACCCACTCCCTGCCAATCAAAGGTGCCTTGTAGCCGCTTGGCCGCACCTCGCTCCACTGTTGCAAGTGAGGGCTATAAATGTGCCAAGGCAAGCCGCTGCGTTCGCACGCAATCAGATCAGCTTGGCTGGGTTGTGGATTGCTAAATGGATGGCTGTGCACCACGGCAGTGATCTCACCTGCATCTTCAGCGGCTGCCCAGTCCAAGGGGTCAAGCACAAAGAACTGCTGATCAGTTGCCAAGTTGCGGCAGGGGCAGTAACGCTTGCGACCCTTAACGACAACAACCAATCCGCACGCCTCACGAGTCACGTCAGCGGCTAAGTGCTCAACAGCGGCATCTTGCCAACTCATGCGAAATACTGCCCCACGCCAGGGAAGCTGCCAAATGGTAGATCTGCTTGATCACCAAAGCGCAGCCGGCAACTGCTCAAGCGTTTGCCGCATACGTCAACAAAATCGCTGCCATCGCCAGGAACCTTAGGCTCCACTGCTGTGAAATAGCCCGAGTTCCAAACGGGGTTGTTGTTGACATCAAACAACACAAAATTGCCGTCATTTTGCAGGCGTAGCGTTCCAGTGGAACTGAGCACTCCCAACACTCTGTATTGACGACCAACGGCAGTCATCGTGCCCAGTGGATGCACTCTAAACGGATTGGCAGTTGACAAGGTGATAAAGGCATCAACAAACTCGTCGAGATACCACCGGCCAACGCTTGATAAATAAGTCTCGCTTGTCAGTGACCAAGACTTATTTTGATTGCTGTAGTGACCAGCCGGCAGGTTGACGTTAGCGACACCAGTAAAGCTGACAGTTAGAGACCGCGTGCCAAATACAAGCGTGCGCGTCACGGTCTTGGTCTGCCCGGCTTGAGAAACCGCACTACCAAATATTTCCCAGAAGAAAGCGTGCGCACGGTTGTCTCCAGTTTCTTGTTTGATACCGGGCTCTGAATTGGTGCTGTAACCACTGGACCATCTAGTGGTGCCATTGGTGGAAATTGTCAGCGTGCCGGTGTTGCCAATGGCTAGCGTTGAAGTTGAATAAACAGGAAACGACGGCTCAGCAGATGAGCCGGTAGCTGTGCTCCACAGTGGGGTGTCCCATGTTTCGTTTGCAACCGTGACAGTCGGCTCAGATTGCTTGCCAGTCCAGCTGCGCCAAATAGGAGTGTTGTATACATCAAACAATGCAAACTCACCGCTGGCATCTAGACGCCAAACGTATCCTATGTTTTGTGGATACTGCCCTTTGTTTGTCCACCAAACTGGAGTTGTTCCATCGGCTTCGTATAGAACAAGATTGCCGTCTGATTGAAATGCAGCGAAGTGCGCAGCTGTTCCATAGGTGCCGCTATTCCATGTGACGGTGCCAGCTTTGTCGGTAATGACAAGGTTGCCGTCAGTTTGCATTGATAAGCGGTACCAGCCGTTGGTGGAATACAGCGATTGCCCTTTGTACAGACGGCTGCTATCACCAGCGCCTACATAGATCTGACCTGTTCCTATTGGGAAATTGGAAGCTGGAACGGTAACGATTGATGTGGCACCGCCAACACCATAGATGACCAAGTTGCCGTCAGGTTGCAACACCAGTCGCTTGCCAGCATTGATGCTGTAAGCGCCAACATTTGACTGCCACTTGACGCCGCCGCTGTTGTCGTACAGCACAAGGTTGCCATCCGCTTGAAACTGCGCGTAAGTCGCACCCGATCCAGCGGTGTTGGTTTGCCAGACGACGACATTACCCTTGCTCGTAACCGACAAGTTGCCGTTTACCGCCATAGAAAGGCGGTACCAGCCGTTGGTGGAATACAGGTTTTGCCCAGCAGAAAGCCGGCTGCTGACAGTACTGCCCGCAAGCAGTTCGCCAGTGCCAGAGGGGAAGTTACCGGCAGCACCTGTTGAGGTAGGCGCAATGCCGGTATTGCTGCTCCAGATCGCTGCGCCATCTGAATAGCGATAGAGCACTAGGTTGCCGTCAGGCTGGAACCACGCGTAGGATGACTGCCCGCCAGTTTGCGTGCTCCAAACGGGATAATTGGACTTGTTGTAGACGACTAGGTTTCCATCGCGTTGCATCAGCAGGCGATACCAAAGATTTGCGGATGTTAAAGACTCACCGGGATATAGCTGAAACCCTGAACCGGTTGAAGTTGCTGACGATGCTTGAGCCGAGAAGTTAGGTGCAGGCGTCCACGTAAAATTGCCGCTATCACCGTTGGGGTAGGAATCTGGGATTAGTTTTGTAAATTCAAGGCTAGAAATAGTTGCTTGGTTCTGGGTGTTGGAGTTCCAAGCGGGGCGGTTGAAAGCGTCATATATGACAAGGTTTCCATCTGCTTGATAGACAAAATTTGCCAGTCCGACGCCATAGGTCAAGGTATTCCAAACGGCCTTAAGGGCTTTGTTGAAAACAACCAAGTTGCCATCGGTCTGCATAATCACCTTGTACCAGCCGTTGGGGGATACAAGAAATTGGTTAGGTCCAAGCCCTTGACCTGGCGTCAATTGCGTGGCGGCAGCCGCAAAGTTAGTCGCATTAACTAGGTTGGCGGGGTTGTCGTTTTCATCAAAGACAGCAGATCCCGTATAACCGCACTCAGGTGACCTGTAGACCCACTGACAAACGCTACTGATGCACTGTCGCCCTGGCAGCTTGACATTCATCAAGTCGATAGCTGCAGCCAGCTCAAACTCAATAAAGTCACGGTTTTCCGTAACCTTGCGATCAATGAAGTAAATCTCGCGCGGTGCTTCAGCCGTTGGATCGGGGCTGCCGTAAGGATTTTGATTGCCTTCAAAGTTCACGGCGTCTAGATACCTTGCGCAGGTACGGATGCGAATGATCTTTGCACCGATTAGATCATTGCCTGGTGTTACGTCGTTGACGTTTAGCAGGACGGACGTGATGACGCTAAATAAGTTGCTGACTCTTAGCTTTGGCCGAGGTAACTGCTGGCCGCTGTAGTCAAATCCATCGGCTTCAATAGGAAACTGCTGATAGCGATTGCCGCTCCATACAATGTCACCACGTGAAAACCGCTGGTTTACGCCAGAATGGAATCTATAGATTTCGGTGGCGCCATGTAGCTGCAATTCAGTATGCAGCTCAAAAAGCTCAATGATGGCAGAGGGTGCAAGCGACTGCAGCTCTTGAGTGATATTTGCCATTAGAGATCAACCACCTCTTTAAAAATAGCATTGATAGTCCATCGGCTTGGTGCTACAGCTGTCACGTCCCATTCTTGGCAAACAAATGATTTAGATGCGCCGTTTGATCCTGGGGTTGTCCAGTTAAATTTTTGCGACCCACCTCGCGCTTGTAAAAATCCTGTAATTTGCTGCTTTACGTCTGTGCTCACATTATTAAAAGACAATGCCCATACTTTAAGATCAGAATTTAGCCCATAGGTTAATCGTTGCTCGTAGCCATCGCCAAATTTTATAGACCGCACTTGCGGTTGACTGCGCTCTTGTGCGCCATAGCTTGGGGTCCAAGTAAATGTCGTTGCAGCCATTAGTAGAGCAATCCTCCAGGACGCTTCTGTTTAACTAATTCTGCCTGTACTGCGGCGCCAACAGCGCGGCCTAGCGCTGCAGCATCAGGCTGGTTGCCTTGCACACTGGAGCCGCCTGCGTCGACGTTGACCACGATATTGGCGCCACCGCCAAAGCTGCCAGCGCGTGCAATGCCACCACTGCGACCCGGCATGAATAGTTCAGGTCCACGCTCGCCTACAAGGTATGGCTGCCCAGCCGTGACGGAACCGCCGTTAGCTCGCTGCGGGATGCCAAAGTTCGGGCCGAGCGTGCCAAATTTGCCGACCATGCCACCACCAGCGCCCAGTGGCGTTGCAGCGCTAAATGGCGTTAGCACTCCTTTCAGTGCATTGATTGCCTGTTCGATCACAAAGATCTGCAGCAGTTGCTTTGCAATGTCAATCAGCACTCCAGATGCAATCCGCTTGAGACTTGCACCAAATGCTTCTGATCCAGCAATTAGCGCATCAAATGCACCACCGATCCCTTGGCCGAGAGTATTAGAGATGCCATCTGCAAGCTTAAGCTGATTCTGGGCTGCTGTATTCAGCTCGTACTGCTGCTCGATGTGCTTTTGCAGTGCATTGAATCTGTCTTGATCAGCTCTTGCTTGCAGTTCATTTAGATCGCGTTGCACCTCACGCTGATTGGCAACTAGCGCAGTTTGCTGCTCAAAGATGATTGCTTTTTTAGCTTGTTCATTGGTTTCTTTAACCAACTGCTCAGCGTATTGATATTGCAGGTCTAGCTCACGTTGCTGCCCTTGCAGTCGTGCAACGAGCATTGGATCCCGCGCCGCTTCAGCGGCGGTGATCTTGTCCTGCAGTTCGGATTGGGCGCGAATCAAGCCGGTCTCAGCGATTCGCGCTCGGATGACTTCGGCAACTCGCTCGGATTCTTTCTTCGCGGCTTCTGCTGCACGCTCTGCTTCACGCGCTGCCTTGTCTGCTGCTTTTTCGGCGTCGGATTTGCCTTTGCGGCCGCCGCTATCACCGCCAAGTAGCTCGGGCACGCCACGCGGTCCCTGCGGTGCCGTGACCTGTGGCTTTACTTGTCCGGTGCTGATGCCAAACGATTCAATTAGATCACGTTCGCGTTGCGCAGCAAGCTGCTGAAATTGTCGATTGCGCTCGAATGGATCTTTGATTCGACGCATGTTGACAATTCGCTCTGCTTCGCTTTGCGCTTGACGCAGAACTTGTTGGCGCTGCGCTTGTCCCATGCCGAATGACTTAGCCCTAGCGCCTGTTGCAATTAGCTGATTGATTGTATTGAGTGCAAAAATAGCTTCATTCAGTACCGCCTTGATTGCTGGCGTTAGTGCGGATCCAACAGTTCTTGCTAGTGACTCAACGCCATCTTGCAGCGTGCTAAATCGACCGTTCAACGTATCGCTTTGAGCGATAGCACCATTGGCGTACTTGCCGCCTGTATCTGTTAGCCGCTGTAAAGCAACCTCAACAGCTTCTGCGCTGATCTGGCCTTTGCTCAGCGCTTTGCTGAACTCTTCGCCGGTCAGTCCGTACATCTTGCGCAGCTCATCTTGCAACGCAACGCCACGCTCCTGGAACTGCAGCAGCTCCTCGCCTTGCAGCCTGCCCTTGGCAATGACTTGGCCGTAAGCCAGTGACAGCTCGCCTAGGTTTGCGCCTGTCGCGCCGGCAACATCACCAAGTTGCCGAGTGGTTTCTACCACATCTTTGGCGCTAACGCCAAATGCCGTCAAGCGCTTAGCGCTTTCGATCAGCTCGGTGCCGGTGAATGGCGTTGCTGCTCCAAGTTGCTGCAGCTCCTGGATAATTTGCTTTGCTTGCTGGACACTGCCAGTCAGCGTCTGAATGCTTCTGGTTTGAGATTCAAGTTCTGCAGTTTTGGCGAATACGAACTTAGCTGCTTGAATTGCGCCGAATCCTGCCGCTAGCCCGGCGACTGCATTGCGCAGAGTACCGATGCTTGCCGTAGCAGCTTTTGACGCCGCGTTGACTTGCCGAAGATTGCGTACAGCACCTTGGCTATTTACTTGTACGTCAACAACAGCAACAGCCACAGCAGCAACTCCCTATGCGATCAGTCTACCGGTGCCGCGCTTTGTCTATCTCAATCTTCTCGCGCTTGGCTTTTACCTCGTAGTAGGCCGCAAAATGCACAAACTCGGCATCAGTTAGCTCAGTGCGTAGCTTGCTGACCGTCATGCCGAGTTCTGATGCTAGGAAGAACTCAAAGAATAACCAAGAGTCTTCCTCTAGTCTTTTTTTGCTTCTTCAATGCTGGCTTCACCGCCAAGACCAAACAGGAACAGCTCCAGTTCGTTCAGCACACGCTCTGGCAGCTCACGTTGCAGCTTGGCGGCATCAGCAGCGGCAAACGCCTTGGTGCCATCTTCAAGCTCTGCCATCTGGCACAGCATCTGCGTGCTGATCTCCAGTGCTTCATCGCTACCGGCAAGCGTGGTTGCCTTCTTGCGATCAGCGCGGGTGATGGGCTTGAAATACAGATCCAGCACCGCATCACCAGCATCATTGGTGACGCTGAATTTACGGCGCTGGTTCAGATCAAAAGCGCCCGTGAGTAGATCAACCGGGCGCTGGTTTGCAGCAGGCATCAGATGCTAAGTGTCAGAGTACCGCTTGAGACGAAGTTGATCGTCACAATCTCGATCTCGCCAACCGTAGCACCGTATTCAGTGCTCGTCACCACGATCGTTCCGGTGATCTTCTTGCCGCCGGTTTCATCCAGATACAGTTCAACAGCTGCATCGGCCTCGTCGGTAGCTTGGTTGGCGTCCTTGATCAGATCCAGCTTGTCACCAGATCCAGGCGCGTCGTACATCACCTCAATGGTGCCGGAGCCGCTGATCAGTCCGCCGATATTGGCGCGGTAGGTAGCGCCATGCGATGTGGCGTCGTATGACTCCTTCTCAACGGTCATACTCCACGACCGCACTGCTGCGATCTCGGAGAGACCACCACTGCCAGCCTTATCAAAGAAGACCGTGCCTTGTTGCCCGCGATAGAAAGCCATGATCAGATGTCCAGCGAAATGGTTCCGTTGGTCACGA